ATTCAGTCCTTGCTGACCTGCTAGAGTTCCTATGCCGGCAAGCTGCTGACCTGTACCCAGTTGAGACTGAGCCATCAAGCCACGCTGTGCAGCGAGCTGCTGTGCCGCTTGTGTCTGCAGATCTGCTTGAGCAGCGCCGCCTTGCGCCGCATACTGAGCCGCTGAACCACTAGCACCAAGACCTTGAGCACCAAGCGCTTGCAGATTAGCTATCTGATTCTGTAAATCCTGAGACGCTAGACCTGTGTTATATCTAGACAGCTCACGCATTACATTGCCGCCGCCAAGGCCGCCACGAGCTGCCGCTGTGCGTAATGCTGCACGCTCTCCTTGCTCCCGCAAGAATTGCATCTGTGGAGACTCGTTGTAAGCCTGTTGGAAAGCTTCTTGGCCTAACGCGCCAGAAAGCGCTGCCTGCTGTTGTAACGCTGCTTGACCTGCCTGACGGTAAGGATCGAACATCTGACCGGCCTGACCAAACGCCTGTCCAACCTGTTGTGAGGCTAGATCACGAGCCGCAGTAATATCACCCAAGCCTTGCCCATATTGCTGCATAGCAGCCTGCTGAGCTGCCATGAGATCTGTGCGAGCGCCTCCCAGACCTTGATATAAGGCACCAAGTCCTGCCTCAGCACCACCTAGAATATCTTGTCTTGCTGCTCCCAATCCTGCGCCTAGAGCCTCAAGTCCTAGCCCAGTTCCTGACTGAACCATCTGACCGGCTTCTTGAGCGCCTGTAGCTAAATCTTGTCTAGCTATACCAGTGCCGCCTAAGATGTCTTGACGAGCCTGACCTGCGCCGGCCTCAATGGCTTGCGCTGCAGCTGTTACACCGCCCGCTAGAGCACGTTCTGCTCCCGCAAGACCTGTCGCACCTCCTGCGCCTGCGCGTCCTCCTGTAGCTGTTGCAGAAGCTACAGAGTCAGTTCCTGAGCTAACTCCGGCTCCTGTGCCTCCTACTACTTCGGTAACTCCTTTGCCGGCGTTGTACATCGCCTGTACTTCTGCCAACGGCCTACCAGTGGCTCTCGCGTAGTCATCTACAGAAACGCCAAAGTTATCCATGTTTGTCGCTATCTGGGCAGGAGATTGATTAGTCTCCATGGCGTAGCGTTTAATAAGATTATCTGGAATACCGTTAGGAAAATCTGCTCGCGCTTGTTCTAGTCCGCCGGCGACAATATCTTCAATCTGAGCTAGCTCTTGAGCACGAGTAAATCGAACAGTAGCCTCATCTATTGGATAATTGATGCGAGCTGCTATTTCCTCCAGTGGAACATCATTTTTTACCATTTCACGGTAAATTTCTTGATCGGTTTTTGCTTTTCCTGAAGCGATAAAATCAGCTACCTTATCTAAACCTGATAGCTCTTCAACAACGGCTTGCTCAGCCGCCTGAACAACCTGAGCCTGAGCCTCATTAGCCGCTGTCTGAACAGGAGTCTGTTGGCTAATTGCTGCGTTAAAGGCTTCGTTAGCAACACTCCTTGGCACGCCTAAAGTATCAGCAACCGAGTTAAGGTCAGCACCGGTTTGTTGGATCAATGTCGCTATTTGTTTGTGATCAGCATTTGGGTTAGCTTGAACAAACTGAACGACCATTTCTTCAGCGCTAGGAACATTGATACCGGCTAGCATTGCTTCTGTGTCTCTTTCGCGCATTTTAGCCATTAGTATCTCCTCATAGCCATGATTTCGGCTAAGGCTGCTTCGTCTATACCCATTCCACTAAGAGCATTAGCGGTAGGATTGCCCATGCGCATCATTTGCCTTTGCTGATCTCGATATTCAGGCGTCAAGTGCTGCATAGTAGGATCGATTGTTGTTGCCTCAGCTAGATAGGCCGGATTAGCAACCGCTTCTGGTAGGCGTTGCTGCGTAAATGATAAATCGTAGCTGCCTTGGTATGGCTGCAGAGCCGAGTAATTAACATCGCTGCCGCGTATAGCCTGCTCGTACATAGGCATACCAGACAAGATTGTTCCTTGAGCTGCCACATTGCCTCCAAGGAACGCATTTGCCTGCTGTGGCATGGCTTGGCCATAAACGTCTAATGCAGCCTGCTGTCCTTGAGTAAATGCGCCAAACTGAGTAGGCATGGCTTTGCGTATGTCAGCGCGAGCCAATGACTCTTGACGAGCCAGAAAGTCTCGCAGTAATTGATTGGATTTCTCCTGACGCTCTATACCTTCGTCAGACTCTCCGCCGAATAGCGTCTTAACTAATTTACTCATATCTGGCCTCTAGTTCCTGCCTAGTCATCCCAAGCATCCACTGATCGTATATTATGCCGTTTTTCTTAAAAGACTTGCGGATTTTGCCTTCTACTTTCATCCCGCATTGCATAGCGAATAATTTCGCGTTTGGGAAGCAGGTAGCTATTTCTGCGTTAATCTTCTGATATTGCGTGTTCTGTGCAATCCATGTAAAAAATTCTTTAGCGCCTTGGTAGGCAACTTTCCCGCGATAGAGTTTAGGAATCGTGGGATGTATTTCGATGGTTATGCCATTTCTAAGCTCAGCCATCCAAATACCTAATACTTCTTCGCCTTCTTTATGCAGGAACCAACCAGAGTTCATGTCTGGCTCCCACTCGTTTTCTGAAAAGTCGTCCTCGCAGATCTCATCAAAAACACCATGCTCGATGATATAGTTCTTGATAAATTCAGCGTTGACGCTTCTTACTATCACACTAGAACCCAACCTCTAGTTCTGTCTCCGGCAATGCTAGGTTGCATCTTGCGGTACTGTATAGCTCCCGCGCCTCCAGACTCATCTAAATACAAACTGTACTGCCTAGCTTCTATAACGCCTTCAGGAGAGCCTGTCCCAATGATCGGAATAGCTAATGAAGCCTCCTGAGTCCATTGCCTAAAAGGCTGACTCATCGTTCCGTTAGCCTCAACTATAGGCTGCGCTACATTAAGCTTATAGCTCATTGCACACTCTCTATATCTGCAGTCAACTGAATCAATACCGGTTTCACCGGATCACTCATTGTAAACCGAAATAGCTCAAAGCGCGATGCTCTTCCGTTCCTTCTCCATATCGGTCTATGATCAAATTCACCGATCTTTCCGAGGCTGCGGTAACGAGTATCGCTCCATGTCTTGCCGTTTTTGCTGCGCGACATTCCGATTTGTGGATCTATTGCGCTTGAGTTCCCAACTCCGCTTTCTACTGTCATTTCTATCTCAGGAACAACAAAAGACTCCATGTTGCTCTGAAAAGGCTGTGTGACAATAGATCTTCGGATTGGTTCTTCATACTCTGTGTAGACATCAGGATCTAAGCGTCCTACACGGCCATCAATAATATCGCCTGCCCATATCTGGTTATAAGATCGAACCAAAGCAGAGACACGGTAAGCGCCAAGAGAGCCATCAATAAACGATTTTCTTTCGTGCCATCTTTTACTGATAGTATCAAAGACTAGCGTGCTTGACGGTAAGGCAAAGCCAACAAAATAAGCGCCTTTCTGCGCATAACTCCATGAGTAGATATTAGCCACCTGATCCTGCGTTAGCTTATTCAATTCTTTGTCGATCGCAGTTGTGGATATCTTGACCACTTCGTTACCTTGCAGCGCCCAGATCGCAGGAGATTCGTTTTGGCCTGAGCCAACAAATACGAACGTGTCCTGAATGGTCTGGATACTAAAAGGACTTGCTATGCCTTTTGATAGGAATAAACCGGTTCTCTGGAATGGGAAGTCGGCTCCGCCTATATTCTGGAAAGCTTCAATCGTCTGAGAGCCACCAATGAACAACTGGTTTTTATAGACAATAGGAGCAACAATTTCATCTGGATCTGACTCAGCAGTTCCAAAGTCCAACGCGTTGTAGCTTGTGCCATCATTTAGCGCGCTGACAATAAACTTCTTGGAATCTGTAGTGAGACAGAAAAAGCCGTCAATGTAGACAACGAGCTGAGGATTACCATTAGCCGCGAAGTCTGCATCTGTAATTTGTGCGAAAGTATCTGTAACATGGTTGTAGATGTAGCCATTGCCGTTAGGAACTAATACTAACAACTGAGTTCCGTTATCAGCCATGGAGACACGGCCTGATCCAGTAATCTCTCCAATGTAATCCAAAGTGCCGTCCGACGCCATGGAATACAAACCATTGGACATAACAAAATAAGGCACGCCGTTCATTTCGTGCGCGCCTCTATTTCCTGTCAGAGTGTCAGCATTTGCTACTTGTTCGAGTCCTGCAGTGCCGTATAAAGTCTCCTGATTCAACGCCGGAGCCTGCGCTATATTTGGATAGAAATTGACGCACTCTTGAGCAGAGATAGGCAAGCTATCGCTTTCGTAGAACCCATTCGCTATCGGCAAAATTATTTTGGGCATCTAAGACACCATAAATATACAATCAGAGACAGTAATATCGCTTATGTCAGAGTCGTTAGCGACAAACACCTCAAGGTAGTCAGACGCGCTCATAGAAACATTAAAGAACGTGCCTACGTTTCCTTTAGCCGAGCCTGTCACGGCTCTTGTTAGCTTTGATCCAGTAATAACGGAGCCGTTCTTGGCGATATAAACTGAAAGATCATCAGTTCCGCCGCCGGCGTGAGAAAAGGTAATGGATACGTTTGCGCTGACTATTTGAGTCGATGAGCCGTTATATGTAAGCCGTCCTGTTGTGTCTCCAGTAAAACTTGACTCGATCTGTGTTACCCACGTTCCCGCTACCTTTACTGGAGTTGTCGTCGCGGCTATGGTTGTAGCTGTTGTATTGCTCTGCATTGTAAGTTGCCCGTATATCTGGGCAGCTATTGACGAGATTTGAATAGAGTTATTTACGGCCGTTAATTGAATTCCTGATCCTGCTAAAATACTTGCAACAACCGGAGATTGCGCAGTGGTGTTAAGCAGAATTGGCAGCCCAGTATTGTCTGCTGTGAAGTTATGATCGAGCTTTACACCGTTAGTTGCGCTAATAGATGTTATGACTCCAGATCCGTTTTCTAAATTTCGGATCTTGTTTGTTGTGCCATCAATCTCTAAAACAGGAGTGCCAGTGCCAGAGCCAGTTGTAACAATAGAACCAGTGACTCCGAGCCCAGTTACAAAGTTGTCGTAGCTGATCTTGTAGTTTGTGCCATTGACAAAGTAGTCCATGTAGCTGCCGGCATCTACGGTAGTCTTAGCGACAAACTGACTCTTTTTGCGGCCTTGTGTTCTATCAACCATTGGTATTGTTCTCCAAGCCGATTGCGCCAGTAGA